TAACTTGTACACTTTTTATAGTTATTACTGTGTAAAGCTATTTTAGGACAAGTCATCCAGCCCCAATCGGAAAATCCTTTACAAGGATTCGGAGAGCAACCGCAAGCGGAACCGGTACCCGTATCTGGTATAACAGCCCAAATATCACAAGAAGATGAAGAAGCCGGATTTTAAGAGTTCAATATCAACATTCAAAATTTTATCGACATGGATACACAGAATAACAATTTACCTTTCAAGGCTAACGAGGTCATTAGCATCTTACAGACAGCCCCGGATATTCTCGCCCGCAATGAGGCGTCGGTCTCAGCTTGCACGAACGCAGGGAAAACCCTCTTGGACACGATTGAGGGAAATGGAGGTATCGGCACGGACGAGATCGACACTGCGGTACAAGAATACCTTGCGAAGTCAAAGAAGACCGTAGAGAACATGAACAACCGCCGGAAGCCGTTAACCCAAATGCTAACGGCCATATCCAAACGTTTCACGACACTAGAGGGTTCCATAGACGCCAAATCCAAGGGAACCATCCCTTATCTGCTACAGATGGAGCGTAACAAATACGCCGCCAAGAAGCTGGAAGAGCAAAAACGCCGTGAGGAAGAGGCCCGGCAAAAACAGTTGGCGGAGAACGAGAAAGCCCAATACCGGGCCGACATAACGGTCTTGCTTGATACCACGTACGCCGCCTACGTCGAGAAGCATATCAACGCCTTGAACGGGATTTTCAATCGTGCCTCCCTAGCCACGTATGGGGACGTATGCCGGCAGATCACGCAAACAAGCACCGGTTTCTCATGGACGGATTTCGTGAAAAACGTCGTGGATAACAAACAGACATTCTATATGGACGGTGAGACCCGCAAAGCGATCAAGAACGAGATAGCCATCCTAAAGAAAAAAGAATATTCCGATCGATACGCTTTCGAGATCGAGGGACTGAAACAATCCTTGGTCGACCGCCTCCCATCCCTCCGGAAACAACTGGAGGAGCAAGAGGAAATTCGCAAGACCAACGCAATCGAGGCGGCACGGCTGGAGGAGGAGCGCAAACGGAAAGAGGCGGAAGAACGTCAAAAGGCCGAACTGGAACGCAAGCGCAAGGAAGAGGAAGCGAGAGCCAAGGCGGAGGCAGAGAAAGCCACCGCGGAAGTACAGGCGGCCTTCGATTTCAGTGCCGCCAGTATGTCTCCTACCCCTACCAAGGCGAAGATAAAGAAAAAGATCCAAGTCACCAATCCACAAGGATTCATGCAGGTATACCAGATGTGGTTCATGCGTGAGGGTATCAATATGAGCATGGAGGATCTTGAGAAGATCCATAAGAAGATGATCTCCTATTGCGAGAAAACAGCCAATAAGGACGGTGAGCGAATCCAATCCGCATTCGTGAAATATGTCGATGATATAACGGCCAAGTGATATGAGAAAGCTATATCTGTCCTCATGGATAAACTTCGGGAAATACAGACGTTGCCCGGCCAATCTAAAGACGATCCTAGATACGGAAGAGGGCCGCAAATGGTTCCGGTGGCTGATGGATAACACTTACGATTTTGAATTTGACTTCGCAGTCATTGAATACTTAAAACCAAGGAAGAAGATGCAAGATACGTATTACCAACGGTCTGAGGTCAGCAACTCAGACCTGACAGAACTAAAGAACCTCCTCTATCCCCGTACGCAATACGGGGATAAGGAGAAGGCGTTCAAGTTCGGGAGTCTGGTGGATGCGATGCTGACAGAACCCGAACGGGTAAGATATGACAAACATACGGTAGATGACGTATTGTATTCCGGCGAAGATTGGGAACTGGCACAAGCCATGATCAAGTCACTCCGTATGGAAGCCCGACACGATCCCTTATTGGCGCAAGTGCTTGCTAAAGCGGAGACGCAACGGTTCATGGTAAACAAGGGACAACGTTTCCAATACGGTAACTTTGAATACACACTCGACACCCGTTGCAAATGGGACTGGTGGCTTCCCACATACGGATTCGGGGGAGACCTAAAAAGTACTTTCGCCAGTACCCAAAAGCAGTTCGACGAGGCGATTGATTTCTTCGATTGGGATCGTTCACGGGCCTGGTACATGGACATCGCCGGAAGCCGGCAAGATTTCATCTATGGTATCTCCAAGAAAAACCAGAAAGTGTTCAAGGCATTCATCAGACGGGGCGATCCGATCTACCGGAAAGGGAAAGAGAAATACGAGGAACTAGCCTTCCGGTGGTGGATGCTAATAAGCTAATAGTATGAAGAATCTAATTTTAATCCTAATCGGCTGGCTAAAGTACAGGCTGGTAAAGAAATGCCCTATATGCGGAGCTCCCGTACTCGTAAAGAAATTACAGACGCATACGGGAGATACATTCAACGTATATCATTGCGGCAACTGTGGCAACGATTATATCTTAAAATAAAAATCATGAATCTCAATATCACACCGACAGACAAGATATCCGAGGAACTGGCCGCCATAGATGCCTTCCTGAATATCACAATGAGCGAAGACGTACAAGAAGCTGTCCTACGTGGAAACGACCTTGCCGTCTATATCGCCCGGACCGGGAAACTGTTAGCAGATGCCAAATACCATCTGAACGTGAAAAAGAAATCGGAAGTATTCGACACATTACGGGAAACCGCTTCACGGGCCGGAGCGACCTCAAAGGCCATAAACGCTATCATCGACAGCCTGTGCAAGGATGAGCAATACCTAGTCGACTGGTGTGATAGATTGAACCGTACCGCGACCCACCAATTGGAATGGTGTCGCACGATAATTAGCAAGGCGAAAGCTGAAATGGCCTTAGCGCCTCAGAGTTATAACAATCCTAAATTTTAAAAGAACATGGAAGAATTAGTAAAAGAGCAACCCGTGTACGAGATCCAGAAAGTAAAGATCAAGAACAACCAGCTCACGGCGGAGTATACGGAAAAGTTCGTGGAAGCGAACTACAAGAACAACATCCTAAAGGAATCGGAGCAGTTTATCCACCCCGATCTACTGTACGCGTTGAACCGGCTTAAGCCACACGTAGTGAAAATCTGTGAGATGCACGAGGCTACATTGGTCAATGTCGCCAATCCCTCCGACGATGACTTGAACGAGAAGCTAAAGAATATCATCGTCACCGGATACAGTAAAGGCGGTAATGATGAATCAGCCGGCGTATCAATCCAAGCGCAAAAGCTCCTGAAAAGCGGGCAGATCCTTAACCTCTCCGTCCCGTTCACCAAATATGAGGACGAGTCCGGTGACGGGTACCTTTACGGAGCCGAGTTGAAAGAGGCTATCGGTAGATGTAGTTACGAGGTGGACGCTTATCTGTTCGAAGGTAAATATGGCATCAAGCAAGAATCCTTCGATTTCGATACCCCGGAGGAATCGGATATCACGGGCGAGAAGGAAGAGAAGCCAAAGAAACGGGGACGGAAGAAAAAAGAGCAGATCAAGGAGATCGCCGAGGAGGTGAAAGCCTTCGACGAGTTCGCCTAACCAATAATAAAAACAACCGTTATGCAAATCACTTTACAAAACACGGAAAAGGGACAATGCTACGCGGTAAGGTTTGACAGGTACCGCCAGCAGGTCGTTGACAAGCTAAAGACAGCCGTCAGCGTCCGCTGGTGGGACAAGTCTACCGGAGCGTGGATGATCCCGGCCAACAATAAGTGCAAGGCGGAGCTAGACCAGCTCACCTATTACGTGAGGCACTTCGAACCCGTCAACTGGGGAGGGAACGAGTCTAAGACCGACGAGGACATAGCCTATCAAATACCGGACATGCCCGAGTTGGACGAGGATCATGGCCTAAAGATACAACCTTACCCCTATCAACTGCAAGGAATCGCACGAGGCTTACAACTAAAACGGTTTATCAATGGGGACGACATGGGACTTGGCAAACAACAACCAGTCAGTAGTTACGTGGCTACTCCAAACAGTTTTAGGAGGATTGGAGAATTACAAATTGGGGACGAGATATTCGGCAGGGACGGAAATGTATATACCGTAAGTGGCGTGTACCCGCAAAAAGAACGCCGCGTGTTCAAAGTGACGTTCTCTGATGGCGTATCCTGTGAATGCGGCCCAGAGCATCTATGGTGTGTCCGGGATGCCAACCGTAGAAGAAAGGGGAAAGGATGGATCACCAAGACAACACAGGAGATCATGGATTCCGGCGTGACCTACAACCTAAAAGGTTTTGGCCATAACCATACAAGACGGAAATGGGAAATCCCAATGTGTGAACCTGTGAAGTACAAGGAGAGATTATACATCATTCATCCTTACATCATGGGGGTACTTTTGGGAGACGGCCACCTTTGCAATGGCAATGGGCGCCTGTCTTTCTCTACACCGGACATGGATGCGGCTATTGCCGACAGGGTAAGAAAACTCTTACCTAGCGATATGCTGTTGGTACGGGACGATTACGCCACATGCCCGCGATACAACATCACAAAGAATCCGACAGTCCACGAAAATCGATTTTACCAAGAGATCAAACGACTCAAAGCTGACAAACCAAGTGTAGAGAAATTCATACCATACGAATACATGCACGGATCGGTAGAGCAACGCATCAACCTCTTACGCGGTTTGATGGATACGGATGGATCAGGAAAGAGAAACAGGATCACCTACAGCACCCTTTCCTATGGCATGGCGCGTGACATTGCCCTTTTGGTACGTTCCCTTGGAGGACAGGCGATCATACGCAGATACGATAGGCAAAACGAGGGTAAAGGCGTGGAATTTCAAGTAAACGTGAGGATCAAGGTTTGCCCATTCTATCTTGAACGGAAAGCCGCCGAATGGGACATCAAAAAAACAAACTATTGTTCACGGTATATCTCGTCTATCGAATATATTAGAGAGGAAGATTCCGTATGTATAAGCGTAACCGCTCCGGATCATTTGTATCTGACAAATAATTATATTGTAACGCACAATACACTTGAGAGTATCGCCACAATCAACAAGGCCGGCGCTTTCCCCTGTCTCGTTATCTGCCCCAATACGGTCAAGATCAACTGGCAACGTGAATGGCACAAGTTCACGGACAAGAAAGCCATGGTATTGACCGATTCGGTACGAACCTCATGGCCATTCTTCTGGCAAACGGGCATGAACCATGTGTTCATCGTGAACTACGAGAGCCTACGGAAGTATTTCGTACGCCGAATCAACAAATCGGAGAAATGGACGCTGAAAGACGTAGAGTTCCATAATACGATCAAGTTGTTCAAGAGCGTGATCATTGACGAATCCCATAAGGTAAAATCAACGGCTACCCAGCAAAGCAAGTTTTGCAAGGGTATCACCGCCGGGAAAGAGTGGATCATCCTGTTGACCGGTACCCCTGTCGTAAACAAGCCCAACGACCTTATATGCCAACTCGCTATCATGGACCGGATGAACGATCTCGGAGGCTGGAAATATTTCACGAGCCGCTATTGCTCCGGGCCGCACGGGGCCTCGAACTTGAAAGAGCTCAATTTCATGCTCTGGAAGCATTGTTTCTTCCGGAGGGAAAAATCCAAGGTACTGACTCAATTACCCGACAAGGTACGGCAGATCGTGACCTGCGAGATCACCAACCGCAAGGAATACCAAGACGCCGAGCGTGACTTGGTGGATTATCTGAGACGATACAAGGAGGCCGACGATGAGAAGGTACAAAAATCGCTGAAAGGCGAGGTCATGGTACGAATCGGCATATTGAAGGACATAACGGCCCGGGGTAAGTTGAGAGAGGTGATCGATTTCGTGAAGGATTTTCGGGAGAACGGAAAGAAGATCATCCTCTTCTGCAACCTGCATGAGATCGTAGACCGGCTCCTACAGGCGTTTCCCTCGGCGGTGTGTGTCACCGGACGGCAAGATATGCAACAAAAGCAAGCGGCCATAGACGCTTTCCAACGGAATCCCAAAACGGACGTCATCATCTGCTCCATCAAGGCTGCGGCGGCGGGTATCACGTTGACAGCGTCAAGCAATGTCGCTTTTATCGAGCTACCGTGGACATACGCAGATTGCGACCAAGCCGAGAGCCGGGCACATCGTATCGGCCAAAAGGACTCCGTGAATTGCTATTACCTGCTTGGCCGCAAGACCATCGACCAGAAGCTCTACAGGATCATCGAGGAGAAAAAGCATATAAGCAACGCCGTGCTTGGTGCGGAGGACAATATACAAACAAACATCGTCGATATGATGGCCCGGATATTCGACGAGACCGAGGAGGAGGAATAATCATGGCAGAGGAATACATAGGGATCAACCGCTTGAAAGAACGGGAGGACGCTAATAAATATCCACGAAGGAAATGCGTAAGATGTATCCGTTATCCATGCTTCTCCGGACAAGGAATAGGTACGCACGCCATTAATCTCGCCGCTTATGGATGTAAGGATTATAAAAGTCAAACAAGATTAAAGAATATGTCGCACAATGTAAACAAAGGAGGTTCAGATGCTTAAAATATCATTGTTAATAATCGGAATGATCTCGCTAATATTCATTCTCACGTCTGGAATATCGATCCAGTTCAAGCCATTCCATATATCCCTAGTTTATCCATACTTTGGAACAGGGATGGTATTGATAGCAATTGGTTTCGCCTTGTGCTTCGGCTCGGCTTACTATCATGGAATATCAAATCATGAATATAAAGATGGTTACAGCAAAGGATTCAACGCAGGTATTGAATACATTATCGATTGGGCTAAGAATAAAAAAGAAGGCTAAAGATAACATTTTTATAGCGAGAGATAAAGACTAACAAAGAGAATAAATAAAAAGGCAGCGCCTCACAGCGCCACCCCATTACAACCTGCGACAAATATATCAAATAAAGACAACTATGGCAAGTGAGGCATTGAATAAATATATTGAGAAACGTTACGACAGGTGGCTGGATTACGCTAAGTATCACTGCTCACTTGCCGGAATGAGTAGTGAAGCTATTGACGTATTGAACGAGGTAATGTGTATGCTACTTCAAAAGCCTCTGGAACACCTCTCCCGGCTTATGGAAGCCAAGCAAGGTAAATATACCGAACTTGACTGGTATATCCTGCAAATGATAAAGCTGAACGTTACCTCGGACACGTCTCCCTACCGGCATAAATACAAGCCTATCCCGGTAGATGAGAATGTGGATTGGCGAAGACTGAACATTATTGATGAGCCCGATGATAGTATTGACCGTACCGAGTATATCCGGGAACGTATGCAGGATATCCGGGATATGGTCGACCTGTTAGGGTTGTCCGAAAAAGCCAAACGGATCTTCGCTTGGAAATTCTTCGCCGGAGAGTCTTTCGCCGACTGGCCGGGGCCGGAAAGCCGGAAGGAGTTGTATGAGACCTATAAAAGTGTTTTCAATGCGGTGATGGATAAGAAGAATGGGAGGTTGCTGTTGTGATATTTGTACCCTCAAACTTTCCCTAAAAAGCGAAATGCGAGTAAATCGAGGAAGAGGGTTTTCAGCAATTGACCATACAGTTTGCTCGTATGTTTGGTTTGTAGAGAAGTTAGAAGCTTTACTAACGGCTGGAAAGATGTTAATTAAACTGTGTCAGTAAAGTTAATACTTTATTCTTTACTGGCACAGTTTAATTTACAGCCTCTAATTTTACGCTCGTCAGGACGGGTGGTCCCGCCCATTGTCACTGGCCATTCCTCGATCGATGAGTTTGCTAAAATATTTATAATCCGTATATATTTAATTCGATTAATTAACGATATATCCGATCACTCCACTTCCCGACAATGTATTCAATTCCGATAACTAAAAAAACAGCCAAACAGAAAAACAAGATCCGGCTACCAAAAACATCCACACCATTATCTATAAACGAACGACATTGCAACGCCACTTCTACCAATTTGCGATCATAAGCTTTTCCAGCTCTTTCCATCGATAACAGGCGCAAAAGAGGAAACTCCACACACATATTATATGCAATACGGCCAATCGCTATGAAAAGAAAAGATCCCAAAACTACACTCAACCCAATTCCCCAATTACGAAATGATTGCATCCAGGGAAAATGGCTCATAAACAAAGTCCGTTTACAACGCATCATGGCATATTTGAAATGAGATTCGTACATAAGCAATCCGTTCTTTTTCGATTCTTTGTATATCCATTCCAATTCTTTACCGACATCCTTCTTAGACAAAGACATTGGAAAGCTAGACAAGAAAACCTCATCAAACAAGTGCTCACCTTTTACCTCACAAAAAATTACCTCGCCCGTCTCTTCAAGAAACAGGTTCAGTAAGGATTCATAGCAATCAAGCAAAGAGATATTAAAATACAACGCCGCCTTTTTCCGTTGCCACCAATGGCAAACCATCGCTTGCTTATAGTAAAACAACGCCGTCAACAATGAATCAAGAGCGTACCCTACACGGCAAAACTCAACCTCTTCCCTTTTGAAAGATTTGCAGGAATCTTCAAACATTTCTTGAAAAGCTTCAAACGCATATCCTCCTTGTAAATGGTCCAATGTCACAAGGAATAAATCCGATACTACTTTCAAACTTCCCGAAACGTCCTCTTCCATCTGTGTAATTTCAGATACCCACTTTTTCATTGTCTGTATGTCCATGATCATCAAATCGTCAATTAATACTTCCGCTTATACAATAGAATTCTAGAACCCGATTGTTTACCAACGACCTCAAACCTTTTTCCAACCAAAACTTTATTGAAAAAGAATGAAAAGGTTGATGATTTTACCAATTCATTGACCAGCTGAAAAAAATCGTTACGCGTAAACTCCCGCCCTAACGGCAGGGAGTTTACAGCACCTAAAATAACTTCCTTACTACTCATTTTACCTATATGATTTATTATTATTCCACAATTGACAAACACTCAAAGCAATAGCACCTAATACTGCTGCAACAGTTGCGCCCATTGCAAAATAGCCTTTCCATGACCACGCAGATTTAGACTTACTTTCAGATTGTCGAACGTTGGTTTGTTCTTTTTGCGTGTCTTGCAGTACCTCCTTGTTCTCCTCTTTAGAAGTTTCCTCTTTAAAAACTTCTTTCACAAATGGGATGGTATTATCGACAATTTTCTTTCTCCCATGAAAGATGTTTATTATATATCTACGAGATTCCGGTAAATTATTGTAAGTCCAACCTGCCGATGAAATAAATTGATTCACATGAGAATCATACCTATACTCATTGAGCCTATCATCCACGATAGTCCAACCTTTTCTCAATATACACTCCGCCTTTCCCCGATCAAAAACAATCCTCTTGGATTTTTTCCCCAGCAAGCGATACTGATAATGAAACATCAACTTGAATATATCCTGTTTCATTAGCACTTTGTTACCTTGAGTTTCATCAATCAATCTCCATGCTCCATCCGTCCATTTTTGGAGTTCAACAAAGTTTTTTGTTGTACCAAGCAAAAGCTTGGATTTTCTGAATTCGTCTTTCATATTCTCTGTTTTTTTAAATTATGCCACAAAGGAATGCCAAACCAAATCAGTTGGCAAACTATTTTCGGATGTTTATCCCAAAATCCAATTTGCAAGTAAAAAAATACTCCTATAATGGTGTTTTAGATATTTTCACTATCTTTGTGATGCTCATTAATAAAAAAGTGATATGGAAGAGAACGTCAAAGGATCAAGTTTAAGTACAAAGGATAAACTTAAGGCTATACGGAATCTTAGACTATTTTACTCAACGGATGAGGAATTTATAAATGCTACAGAGAAACAAATAAGGAGTAATGGGTTTAATAAACTCCCAGAGGAGAAACAAGAAGATCTTTACAGGAGATTTTCTATATGTTTCCTCAAATTCTATATAACATTCACTAAAGCACTTCCTATTTCTATAGACATACTCAAAAATGTAAATCTTGACACACTACTCCAATTATATAAAAGCACTTCTAATTTTTATAAAGAAAATAAAGACAAGATTGTAGTATTCAAAGATTCAGATCCCAAAATACGATATGCTTTTTTGGATTGCTTATTAGAAAATACTACTATCAATAACTCAACTATATCAAAAGACTTTTTAAGTCTCCACAAAAAATGGATAGAAAATGAAGAATGTAGTCCTGCTATTCTTTTATTATTAATATTAGATTTGATTCCTAATGATTTCAATAAAAAAAATAAACCAGAAAATGACATCAATGATATTAATACCAATTTTCAAATTCTAATAAACGAAATTGTAAACTATCTATATCATACATTAACAATAGAGATAGGAAGCAAAAACAAGATAACTTCATTCACAATAAAAAAAGTATTATCCATTGCTAAAAAAAAGCTAATAAAAAACATCGACACTAAACAAATAAACATAATAAAGTTATGCGCTTGTACAATTATAATTTTCAACATATGTTCATTGCTAAAATCTAAAGGATTAATAGCATTAGGAAACGCTTTAAAAGATTCTAAAGAAGATTGTTTCCCAAAAATAAAATTAGATGGACTTTGGGAAGTTATAAAAGGTAACGGACAAGAATTTTATGAATTACAAAGAATTAACACTACAGATATACTTCTAAAGCACTATACTTTTAAAAGAGACTATACAAATAAGGATAGAGAATATAAGCTCCTTTTACAACATTATATTTCAAATAACAAATACAAATATTGCCTCATCAAAGAAGCAGAGAAGGAAGTTGATTTGCCTGAATCTTTCAATTTTGGTTCTTTTCAAATAGAGATTGATAAAGCAAATAATGAATATCTATTGATCTTTGAAAATGAATTCCTTTTAGGCGAAACTGGATTTACATTGAAACAATCCCAAGCTAGTACATCTCGTTATCAACCATATTTGAATGAATATAATAAAGGAATTGCACCACCTCATAAACTCAAATGTCTTTATTTAGAGGAATATATCATATTCAAATTCTCTGATAAAGAATTTTATCAACTTAACAGAAGAATAAACAACGAAGATATGTCCAATATCATAACATTAAATCTTGATAATCCTATTCTATACTATGAACGCAAAATCAAGGGAGTTATAAAACAATTCCTTATATTGAAAGAAGAATACTTTGATTTTGAAACTCTCTTGGAACAATCTTATCTCAAAAAGATAGAAGATCAAAAGAAAAAGGAAGCATGCCAAACATTACTAGATGATTCTTTTGTCCTTTAATCCAATCAGTTCGCCATCTTCAAGGATGATTGTACGAGAATGGTCTTTATCAGCTGGTATTTGATTTGCGAATATTTAAACCACAAAGTGACACGAGTTCTTGCTTTAAAGCAGACGCAGTCGTGTTGGTTATCGGAGAGAAAGAAGGTTTGCCGTCACCAAATATAACACCGGAATATTTCTATCAAGATTGCTTCGGAATCATTCGGGATGATCAATGACGGACAATTGAATTTATTCTGATTATATCAAATTTACGTTAAACTGAAGATTTAGCGGTTTTCAAATGCGATTCCCTATAAAACTTTCCAGAATTTTTTAACGGTACCGGGTGGTTTCCCCTTTCCTCCCGGACACCAAATCCTACCAAATCCGGTAAAACAGCCCGAACCCAGCGTATGGCGATAACCCATTCCGACCGACACCGTATCCGGCCATCACTCCAACACCCCATCTTCGATTTATTGTACGGGTGACGTATTCCGTCTTCCGATATATCTCGATATAGTCCAGGCTCGGGCTGTATCCGGAAATGGACAGACGATAGTCATCCGTACGGTACTCCTTGGCCGTAATCGGAACCCGCACATATACCGTATCCCTGACGGTATTCCCTTCTAGAGTCACGTAAACCGGGAAAGGAACCTGTATCTCCCGATCCAATGTCTCATAGATAGGATACGGAACGCTGTCATGTATCGTATCCACCTTGGTGAACGTGTCGGTCTTGGATATCGAATCACTGGCCACATCCCCCCGGATATGGTAACCAGCGGTGAAACTGGCTACCAAGCACACTAATATTAATATAATCTGCCATGCTCTCATAACAGATTCCACCCCGCAATAACATCCGACATATCCGCTTCTCTTCCATTCTCAAAACGGCTCATCCCTGCCACGATCTGGATCATCTGTTCTCGGTCGTTGATGTTTATCGGATCGTCAGCCGGGATTCCAGCGTAGTCAGATACAAATTGAATATACTTTTCCGTATGGTTCTCTTTCGGCGGTGCCCATCTTCCTATCATCTGACGGATAGTCTTTAGATGGTAGTTCCTGCCGTAGTTCGACAGGATCTTGAAGATCGCCCTGTAACCGTATGCCATCGATTTAAATTGCTTGAACTCTTTGTCTGAGCTTGTCTTCTCGCCTTGGAAGACATCGCTATTCCTTCTGATGTTCCCGGGGTTGTTGTTACGTAATCCCCGGGGTAAATTGTTATTTCTCATTCCTTATCCTCCTTCATTAATAACCGTTCTGCGGCTCACGATCACCGCATTTCTTCTTCTCGCACCTCTTCAAAGCGAGCTCTAGCTTCACGTCCGAATAACTCTCCTTCAAGGTGAAAAGCTCGTCCTGCACCTGCCGGAGCCGTCCGGTCTGCTCAACGAACCGTTCCTCCTTCTCAGACAACTGCTTTTGCAAGAACTCATTATACTCACGCAGGGCCTTGAACTCCTCCACGTCAGCTTGAGCGTCCGCTATACGGGCGTTAGTCTTACGGTTCGCCCACGCACGGATGCCCCATTTTATCCCCTCGATCCCGCCCATCGCACCGATTATCGCCAATATCGTATTCAAATCAACTCCCATAACTCGTTTTCTTTTAATATATACGGGGACTTTTATTTGCCCGCCCCCGATAAAGGCTTATATCCCGTTAAGCGATAGGATCTATTCCCTTTAGCTCATTCCATCTATCTTGGTATTCCTCCCCGGAAAAAGGCTGGTCGAGTATCTTGGAATAAGAGTCGATCGTCTCGGCGGAGAACATCCCCTGCCGATCAAGGTAATCCACCCGCTGTTTCAGGTACCATAACTCATCGTCCGTGAAATCAAAGGACTTGACCCCTGTCATGGCGTCCACGGTCTTGAATGAGATCTCGTATTCCCCGTTACCAACAGGGGTCATAACCACTTCCTTCCGCTCCGAATCCAATAGCTGGACCTTGCCGGAGATAGATATTTTCAAGCCGATATTTTTGCGATTGTCGTACATCGGCAGCACGTTATTGAGTATTAATACCCTGTCTTTCAATGTCAATTTCATATCTATTATTTTTTTAAATTAGTATTTCATACATAAATAACCTGTTTTGTTATCATAATAAACAGGATATAGCTCGGGCGAAGAGCTTAACGCCCCCAATTGCGCGTGTGTCATCATGGAGCCGACATTAATGACAGTTCTCTCCATGGCACCATCGTCATTAAAATACCGGGACTCGACCCGGAAAGCGGAACCCCAACCAGCCTTATGCACGCAGTTAATCCATATCCTCGGATAATTGGTATAAGCGGAACGCCCACACCTCAATGTCAAGATAGGCGGGACACTCATCGCCGTAGCGGAGTCTAATATATCGGTCAGATCAAGTACCGAGTTCACGTAATTCGGATACGTCTGCATTATGACATTACGCAGGTGGTTACCACCATTATCGGTATCTACCGATCTTAGCGTGACTTGTCCGTCGTTGTGGATGGCCAACGCCCCGTTATACATATAATGTCGCTTGGAGAGCATCAATCCGCTAGCGGCCACCAAACCGCTTAGCCCGACCCGGAAAGGGGCTTCATCCCTTCGCTCGTAAGTGCTGCCGACCCATATACGGACAGATCCCGGATCAAGGTTCGAGATATCGCCACCGCTATTACCGTCACTGGCGAAACCGCATGAGACCTCGTAATTACGGTTCATGCACATGATGGAGTTGCTGCCATATACCTTGCCGTCACTGAGCACCTTGAATGTCGGGGAAGCGGGAGGCTCCCCGTTCGCCCCGGAGTTCCCGCCGGACCATATCCTTACGGTACCGCTAGCGGCCATGCCCCCGGTATTACCGAACGCTATCGCCCCCGTGGACACGAGGCCGCCATTGATCTCGGTAATCGTGCAGTCGTACTCGGAGGCGAAAACCCACCCTTCACCATTATAGCGATAGATATTCACGCCGTCTACCCAAAGATCGTTCTTCCGCATTCCCGATCTCGGGGCCGTGGATTGGTAGAACACCTTCGCCTTGTCATTGGCCATGCTCTGGGCATCGTTAGCCGATCCTTGGGCGTTATTGGCAGCGTTACTGGCATTTTCCGCCTCGCTAAGAGCGTCCTGCGCCTTTTTCATGGCTGTATCTGAATACCCTTTCAGCGTATCTTGAATAGCCTTGTTTGCGGCCTCTACGGCTGTGTTAAAAGAGGACATGGCGGTATTGAAGGCCGTGAACTTGGCGTCAACGTCTTTTTTCTCGGCCTCTGTCGCCTTGCCGTCAACGATAGCGGTATTGATGGAGGACAATAGGTTGTCAATCGCCCCGAACAATGTCACCTTTGCGTTCAAAAGCCCGGTCTTGGCCGGGCCGGAGAGATAGGTATTCTCATATAATTTTTTATAAGTGGCCTCGACCTCGGCCTTGGAAACATTGACCGTATTCAGGTATTTCTCGATCGCTACGGCCTCCGTCTCCGTGACTATACCATCCTTGAACGCCCCGTCCACGTAATAGTTCAGGTCCTCCACGGATTTCTTGGCCTCCTTGATAGACTGATCCAATTCCGGCCACTCATCAAGGTTTTTCAGCCCCGAACCGGCGGTAAAGACCATACGCCCATGAAACTCGCCAGAGCCATCCCCCTTATTCAGTATGAAATAGGTATTACCATCCGTCGAGACAATCCTATCCACCGTCACCCGGCCGGGGAGTATCTCCGTGAAACCGTACACGGTAACGAAGGAACGGGCCCCGTCAAACTGGCTCCCCAATAAACCGGTCAAGAAATAATAGTACCCATCCTCCTCGAACTTATGAGGGCTCCCGGACATCTCGAACGTCCCCTTCCCACCGCTCTTGCCGCACTTCGCATAGAGATAGAGTTTCCCGTAATCCCCCAAGTAGGGACTCGTATACGCCCCCATATCCCAATACTGGTATTCGGAAGGCTTATGGGACTCCTTGATATCACTGATGCCCAGCGTCATGTGCTGCAAGATCAAAGCTGGGGCGGTAAACACCCCGGTGTTGTCATCATACCTGAAATCGGGCATGACGGTCACAGGAGCGGTCTTGCTGTTGACGAAACGGAATTGCAGGGACTCATCACCCACCAAGAGCGACATGGTACGTACCCATATCGGGTCTATGCCCTTGGAGTAATTATCGAAGGCCACTTCCAGCATCTCTTGCGCCTCGATAGCGTCACGGTAACGGCGCTTGGTAAACTGTAACGCTTCCTTATACCTCTTGTCATTAACGACCTCCTCGCTCTCCAGCTTGCCCAACTCATCGGACAGGAAACCGCCTACCGGCGTGTTGGATAGCTCAAGCTCCGGACTGTGGGGCCTATTAATGTGATCCCTCACCCCGGTGATCCGGATCAGGATACCGTCCGGCTGGAACTGGGGATCGCTGAAATCAACATAACCGCCGGGTACCAGCTTGGCACCGATCGCCAACCAATTCTTCTTGGCCCATATGCCGTCCAGCTCTCCGATGAACGTGAATTGCCGCTCCTCACGCTCGTAAAGGTAGCGTACCGCCTCCCGGAACATGTCCCAGCTCGCCCCGGTCTTGGTGGCGTTGTCGCACACGTAGGCGGCGGGAAGGGATATGTTGAAGACGGCGTACTTGTCGCCGACCTCCGGATACAGGGACGAGCTGGGAAGATCCATACCGTCTTGTTCGGATGAGACGATCTCGAACTTACGGCCGTCATGTACATACTTTACATCGAACTCACGGCCCGCCAAACGGCCTGTCTGGAAGATCACGGTCATGGTCTGGCCGACGATCAGGCAATCCTCGAAATTCAAGTTATCTGGAATTGACGAGTCGTAGAAATCATAGAACGTGACATCGTTCCCCTCCGTGTCCTTGCCCGGCTCCGTATCGGTCTTACTCACCGTACCGACACGTGACGGATAGATGTCGCTCGCGTCGTAGCTGTCCTCGTTATGAGAGGAAAGAGGCCTGTCCGCACGGGTGACGTACATCCCGTCCGGATCGGTCTTGTACCGTCGGCCTTGGTACTCCAGCTCCTGGGACTTGGGAAGCAACAATGTCTGGCTGCCATAGGCCGAGTAATCGATATTCCGCTCGCCGCCTTGCACGTACAATATCTCCACGGGGAGGTTGTCGCCTTGGTTCGCGCGACCGACACCCGGAAGGAAACCGTTTCCCTTGCCATAGCTGAGAGCGATCGGCGCGTCCTTGAAGTACTCCACCTTGCGTAAGTGAACTGTCTTTCCGACAATCTCCAGCTCGGTATCGAACTCTTGCGCAAAGCGCCCCAAGACCGCCCAGCATTTCTCATGGTTGAACGACAACAGTTTCTCCGGGGCCTCGATCACCGTGCCGACCGTCCAGCCGGAATCATAAAGATTCAAGTTGTCCACCAACAGCTCCATGAACATCCTCGGCGTGGCCGTCATGACGAACTTGAGCCTGTACGGTTTATCGGACAACAGCTTGTACTTATATTTTTTCAGGATCTCCTCGTTGCCGCCGAAGGTGACGGTATAGTCGAATACCCTCGTGCCCTCCTTCTTGAAATCCGAAGGGTACCACAGCGTGTACCTTTCCCCCTGGTACTCGATATACGCCCCGGTGGGCAGCTCCACGTGATCCACTAGGGAGTAACGCAGCTCCACCTTCTTCGCTTGCGCTATCGCCCGGTAACGATAGCTGTCATCGTCCACCGGGATGTCAAGCAATACCTCGCCCGTCTTATCATAGATACGCATCTCGAACGGTATTTAAAGGGTGTTCGAGACGCTTTCGGACATACCCAGCAAGGCACGTACCCTCGCCTTGCAGTCGTTACGGTAACGTTCCAGACAGGCGAACTCGGCCTCAAACTCGGCCTCTCTCTCATTATCCGAGCTCAATTTATTCAGCGTTATCGCCTCTACCCGATCGGCGGAATACTCTCTCCGGACCAATCCGGACACGAGACTGTCATAACTCGCAGAAGTCGCCTCGACCAGCGTACCGCCATCCTCGCACGTGCCGGTATAGGCGTAAGCCGTGCAAGGCTCCGGTTCCGGTTCGCCCCCGTGGCCCTCCGGAACGTAGTTCTCCAAGACCTCCTCGTTCAGGTATAGCAGGTAATGGTTGTCATCGTATTTTACGAATGTCTTTCTCTCCGTGTAAATCGCTCTTGTCTCCATATATTTAAATGTTTTTAGCCGACCCGGAAGGATCGGCCAAGAGCGATCCCCACGGGTCAAGTGAACCTGAAAAATTTCTTACCGAACTTGTTGGTGAGCACCTTTATCACGGTATCCACCGGCAAGTCCTCGTGAGAGAAGTCCGTGAGCGCCTGATCAATCAAGACGGCGGAACCGGTGAAAGCGTAACGCTCCTCGCCTTTCCATCGGAAACGTATGGCGAGGCACTTCTTTGGCGTGCCGTCCTCGTTTCTCTCGATCTTGCTATCCTCAATCTTATAATCGATCAACTCAATCAGCCTGTCCTCCTCGGGGCCTCTCCGGTCCTCCGGTATCCGGGTATCATAAAGTATATCCTCGAATCTCATTTTCCGGTCGGCGGGCAAATCCTCCCACGGACTTTTTTTATTCCTTATCACCTGTCCCAGTCTTTTCCTTGGTGTTTCCATTCCTAATTTATTTAATAGATTACTCGTATCAGCGTGTTGGATGAAGCCTATACGGGAAGAGGCCCTCTTCCTTATCTCCTCGTCCGGCAAACCCTTCTTTCTCAATCTCGCTATCTGGCGGCAGAGAGCCACCTTGTTACGTTTCCGGACACGGACGTGATCCGGGAAATGCACGTATCCCCCCGTATCGACACCGTCCGTCACGTGCCCGATCTTCCATCTCGGGTTAAGACCGATCCTAAGCTCGTTAGCGTAATAAAGACCGATCCACTCGATGACAAGGTGCAAGAATACGGTGTCCTCATGCAGTATCAGGACATCATCGGCGAGACGGTAGCAGAAATCCAGACGGTTCAGATATCCCTTGAACCTGTCCGAGAGATATTGGATCCCTTTGGATAACTCCTCATAATCATGTTCTGTTTTGGCCGTTGCGATACTTTCCTCGATATATCTTTTCGTGTAGTACTCAACCAAAGCCGGGCATTCCCCGACATGGAAGCACCGCTTCAAATCGTGATCGAAAAGATAAAGATAGACAAGCGAGAAGAACTGCGCCAGCTTCGTGCCGGGAAACATACCGGTATCCCCCTCGACGCTATCGATGATCTCATCAAGCCTTCGCAATAAATGATTATCCTTGATACGTGTCCTGAGCTGACTTTTCAGTACCGGGTGATTGACGGTCGGATAGAAGTGGTGGATATCGCACAGGAGATAGTCGGTGGTACGTTCCGGATATTTTCTCAGGACCTTCCGGATCATCCTCATGTAGGCGTGGGGACCGCGTCCTTTCACCCCTCCGTAGGTATACGCGGAGAAGGATCTCGTAAAATAATCCTCCACCTCATTGAGCATCGCCCAGTGCTGGACATGATCCGGGAAAGGGAGCATCCCGATAAGACGTTTTTTCGGCTCATGGACGGTCATGAAACGATACGGGGAGGTTACGAACGTCCCGTTTTCAAAAGAGTATAGGAGATCGGAAAGGTTCTTTTCCAAGTCCGCCTCGAACTTTATTATGGCCTTTTTGCCATGCTTGTTCTTGCTGGCATGATCAAAAGCCTTGTAATAGTTTTCTTTCCGGGCTATATCCCCGGAAAAGTCACCTTTTCTCCTCATGGTGTCCCAAGTGTCTTTTAGTGTCCAGTGTCTGCAATCGCCATCGGGTCATGAGCCGTCGGTTTATCAACCTACCGGGACTATACCTTTAGCCTTGATTTTTTGTCCAGTGACAGGGTCTCTCCTCCACTTCTTCTTACTGAATAAATCAGCGGCATATCCTAGGGGCGACGACCAGTTCACGTTAGCGTTCGAGACCGCATTGTTACCATTGAGGTACGCTAAGCCGGCATTAGCACCGTTGTTCGCATGACCACGACGGAACGGACAGCGAAGGCCGGAACTGGACGTCAGAGAAGACAACCCGCCCAATCAATAGGCGGCACAAATGTAATATTTAATTTTTCAAGTGCGACCGCCTTACGGCGGGAAAAATAAAACAGGAACGGAAACAACATGTCAAAGAACTAAGATGCGGCACTCCGTGCCTTGGGTGCCCGGGCGCTTCGCACCCTAATGGACACGATGGACACCCGGACACAAGGGACACGGCGGACGCTAGTACTGCACGGGCACGGGGCTTACGTCCTCTGCAAAATAGCAGAGGGGCGACGACCAGTACACGTAAGCGCTCGAGACCGCATTGTAACCATCGAGGTACGCTAAGCCGGCAATAGCACCGTTGTTCGCATGACCACGACGGAACGGACAGCGAAGGCCGGAAATAGCGTTGTCGTTATACCAACCGTCGCAATAATAGGTACTGGAGCTGCCGGAGGCGACAGTCGGGGCGGAGCATAGATTCTGCATACTGAGCTCAGTGATATATTTCCAGCCACTGGGATCGTTCTTAGGAACCTTCGCGGCCTTTATCAGACCCTCAATCGAGTTGATGTTGAAAGCCGAGTAAAGGGACGGGGCGACATAATAATCTCCGCTACCGTCGGACAGCTTGTTTATCAAAGCGCCACGCTCGATCAGACCGATATGCCCGTAGAAGTTCTTCAAGCCTAGGAAGCAAGGGACGTGCGCTTGGTGAACGGTACCACCGTCCGAGCCCTTCACGGCGTAGTCGCTCACGCCTACTGAGTCCCCCAACTCAATCCCTACGCTCGTCGGAATAATCGGATAACCACCGTTATGGCTCGACCAAGGATCCCAAGACCACTCGGTAACACCTTTACCGGTACCGCCCTGATATAGGCCATTGGAGTCCTTTACCGGGTTCAACGCGGACTGGCAATCACGGGTACCCATGATAAGGCGGTAGAGATAACCGACGACGCTGTTCGCGACGAACCAGCCGGATTCCCAGCCCTCACCCTTCTTGCGGGCGGCCGTGCCGAAAGCCGCGGCGTTCATGTTCGTGGCAACCATGCCTAGCTGCGTGTTGTGCTTCCCGTCCCTCGTCGCATCGTTGTTCCCGCCACGATAACGGGGATCGTCACTGACGACGGAGACCAACGTGCCGCTCGTACGGTCCATGACGCCGGCTCCCAAGGCCGACGTACCCCCGGCCGGGATGTAATAGTTCAAATGACCCTCGATCGGGGTCGGGCTGACAGCCTCGTAATAATAGGTGGAGTCAACCCACCAAGAGTAGTAGTGGGCGTTCCAGCACCACAGGTAATCGCCCATCGTGCCGTCCAAGGCAGCGGGACTGCCGTCGGCGAAACGACGGTGGTTCGTCGGGTCAAGCTTACGCCGGCTACGGTCAACGGACACGAGGTAGCAGCCCAGACCGATCACGGAGGGAAGATCCCGCAGGAAATCGATATTACCGTAAGCCTCGCCGACTGGCGTGCCCTGACCACGTTTCCAGCGACGGATAGCGACGTGCTTGTTCACGATCGATACCGCGTCGGCGAAAGGGATCTTAACCGACTCGCCCGTTTCCTTGGACACTCCCTCGATCAAATACTTGGAGGGCTGGCTCGTGTCGGCCAAGGGCAGCTGGTCGATCGTCTTGCCGTTATCGAAGGCCGTGATAATCGCACGTACCTTCTCCTCCTCTGCTGTTGTTAATGACATGATTCTGTATATTAAAATGTTAGACAATTATACCTTTCGTATCCGGCTACCGGATAAAAATCTCATCACGCTACCGGCCTTACGAATGACCGGGGCAGTAACCTCGATGACTATCGTTTGGGCTAACGAGGTGTTCTGAGCCGGGATAACGTGGATCGTCGCCGTTCCTGTCTTACGGACGGTCAAGTTCCCATGTGGGTCCACATACAGGGCATCCCCGGAATAAAACGCTTGCTGAAAGATCACGTTCGGAAGGACATAGGCCGGGAACAGACTCACGGCAATCCTCTGGGCGACCGTATTCCCCAACGTTATCCTCTTGACGTATCCCAACTCCATCCTCGTGGGGGCCAATAACGCCTGGCTCATCAGCGATTGCTCGGCGGCTCTCATCGACGCTATCTGCGCCTTGCCCTCGGAGATCATGGCCTCGGCATCGACTGCGGCGGCAAGGGCATCATCGGAGGCTTGACCGGCCAAGTCGGCCTGTCTCTTCGCCTCCCGCGCGTTGGCATTGGCCAAGCCGGCCGCCGAGAGGGCGTTCCTCGTGGCCTCGAGGGCCTTGTTCGCCTCGGCGAGGGCCGTCCGGGCCGCTTCCGTTGCCTGCGTCCCACGGGCGATACATTTCCACCAAGCCGTATCGGTCAAGGGGTGGTTCTTGTTTCCGTCCTTGACACAGAGGTAGCAGCTATCATCCGTGACGACGAAATCGAAGGTGTTGTACGTACTCGCCGTGGCATAAACGCCCTTATCGACGAACGCCACCTTCCCCAATACTATCTGACTCATTATAATTCCTCCTTCCTTTTTTTGGTCATACGTTCAAATACAGCTCACCGGTCTCTTGGTTGAGCTTGACAAGGTTTGGTGACACCTCGTCCTCGTAGGACATCACCAGCGTCATGTCGGCGGGGTTGATCGTGAAGGTCGGGTACAAGACGCCTCCCTTAGCGAGGATGCCCGTATCGACATACCTGTCCCCATCCAGATCCCATTTCCACCAGTTGCCGTTATCGCCAACCTTCCACGGGTGGTCGGCCAGCTCTTGCGCGCGGTCACCCTGTGTCTTGGCGAAGTTACCCTGCGTGTTGGCGTAAGAAGCTTTCTCATTCGCCAATTTCGCCGCGTCATTTGCGTTTTTAGTTGCGATTTCGGTATCTTCCTTGATCTTCTCTAACCCATCGTGAGCGGCATTAGCGTTAGCCGCGGCTTTATTGGCTAAATCAGCTGCGGTATTAGCCTTACCGGTTGCGGTATTGGCGTTCCCTGTCGCGGTGATGGCGTTCGCCGTGGCCGTATTGGCCTTTGACGTGGCCGCCTCGGCGTTCAGCTTGGCGGTGTTGGCATTGGAGGCCGCCGTATTGGCCGCCTTAGTGGCGGCACGGGCGTTGGAGATCTCCGTGAGCATGTTCTCGTAAGCCGTCTGGATGGTTCCGAGGCTCACCTTCACGCTGGTTTGTATGCCGTCTATGATCTTGCAACCGATCGTGTACAGACCGGTAAGGCTGTCAGCCAGCGAGAGTTCTGATATTTTCTTTTTCTTAATCGGCATATATGTTCAAGTCTATGTAATACTCCCCATCCTCCGTGACCACCAGTTCCCCGGCCTCGGTAGCCAGCAGGTAATCGATACCATCCATCCGGAACACCGTGAACTCCAGCGTGAGGTTGAATGTCACCACCATACGCCCCCGGAGGCTCTCAAGCTTCCAGCCGGACGTCCTCTTGTAGTAGCAGGGGTATTCCTCCACGTTGTAATCCACGTACAGCGAACGCTCGCCCGGCTGGATCAAGGCATCCAACAGGGCGTCGTAACAACTCCAGAATGTCGTCATTGAGCCGGCGATGAGACAGCATTTAAGAGTGACCTCCTTGCTATTATACACCACCTTGCCGGCATCGTAGATCCTACCGTCAACGTCCAGTACCGTACGGGACAGGTTAGTCTTCACGGTCGGGGATCTCATGATCTCGTCCCGGCCCTCCGTCACCATCACGCCGTATCGATCCAAGGGTACGCCGTCCAGCTCGTACTCGGATGGAGGAACATACGCTCTACCCTCCGGGATCGCCATGAACGAGGGTCTTACGGGCCGGTCCTCGGCGAAACGTAACGTGAAGGCCTCCAACGTGTCCCAATCCTCATATGCCGGGCTCTGGATGAGTCGCAAGCTCCACTCCCTGCCCAGCGAGGGGATACGGAAGAGGTGATACCCGGACTTCGATAGGTGCTCGACGAGAGCGCCGGCGGATCTTCCGTCCACGCTGCGGACGAACGTGATGTTGAGCTCCCGTGGTTTCAAGGTGGGCTTTTCCAAGTCCGGCTCTATGCCGTCCTCGTCCGGCCAGTCGTTCCTATCCGGTTCCACCAGCTCGGGGAACGGGAGAAGGCCGTCGTAACCTCCCTCCGTGATCCATACGCCGAAATCGGTGTAGGCGTCCTTGCCGTCTATGTATAACTCACCCCTCATAATATCACCACGGTATTATCCCTATTTATCTCAACCTCTCCTCCGATATTCACCAGCAGGATCACGGCGTAGTCACTCGCCACGACCCTAGCCTTGCCGCCGTGCATGAGGATCACCTTGTGAACACGCTCGTTATCGTCTATCGTTATCACCGCATCCGTATCACCTATCACGGCGATATTGCCGGGATTGGTTACGTCCACGTGGCCGGAGTCAACGTACACCCCGTAGGGCATCACGTGACCGGCCATGCCACGGAACATGTCTAGCGACGGGAAATCATTCTCCGCACAAAACTCACGCCCCTGCGGGCTGAAGAACAGCCACACGAGGCTTCTCCAGTCCGTCACCCCGTTAGAACCACTGCATGCCCCGAGCGAGAGGGCCGATTTGATTATGTCGTTAACCGTCTCCATCATTATCTTGATCTCATTAATATACCCTTGTCGTTAATAGTCTTTATACCGGAGGCCGCCGACTTGGTATTGGCCTCTATCTTTTCGGATAGAGCCTCTATACGTCCGGAGATCTCCGCAACCTTGGCCGTGTTCTCCGACACCTTCCCGGACAGGTCCTTGATCGCCTCCACGTTCTTCCAGCCCCTTGTCTGGAGGTCGTAGATGAAGCGCATCTGGTCGGCTATACCCGTCACTTGCACCAACGTCCTATCTAAAAATATAAGTTGGGTCGACATCTTACCGTCTATGACGTCCGCGGACTCCTGGGAGATGGAACCAACGCCCTTGGACGAGGCCGTACGCCCGTCGTCCTCCTCTACCGCGTTACCGGTATTGAAATATTTGTCGGCCCAACCAAACTTACGGTCGAGGTCGTCGGCCAGCTCCTGCGCCTTCCGATCCAGATAATCCTGTTCCCAGTCGCTGATATAATCGTCGGACCAGAACTCGAGCAATTTCTCTCGTATAGCTTTCATGGGATCGGAAGCGGCGGCCTTGATCGACTCCGTGACCATGTTCCTTATCATCTTCCTCACGAGATCCTTGGCCGATTGCGCCTTGTCTTCCCCGGCGGCCCACGCATCGGCGTAAGCGTTGGCGAAATCGTCGATCGCCGATTTTATGTCACTACCGAAAATGGCGTCCTTGCCGGCCTCCTTGTTATCCGCTATGGTGTTATTGATCTCGTCTATCTGGTCCCGCCACTCCTTGATGCGGTCATTGTCGGTTTTCTTCTTGTCCTCCTCCTCCTTGATCTGGTTTTGGATAAGCACTTTTTGCTGTTCCAATAGCTTATTCTGCTGGTCGATAAGCTTGGAGGCATCCTTGGAATAGGCTTTCTCGATGGACCTGCCCAGCTTGTCGTACGATTTGTCCAACGTGTCGATCTGATCCTGCAAACGCTGGATACGACTCTCGTTCTTCTTGTCATGAATCTTGGCGATAGAGGAGGCAAGGGATGTGACCACCCCAATGGCCGCACCGGCGGACGCACCGATCGGTCCGAACATCGCGCCGGCTTTCGCCCCGTCCATGGCGGAGTTGACTGCGTCCATGGCCACATTCAAGCCTTCGGCAATACCGGACATAAGGTCACTACCGAAAGCGTCACCTAACTTGGAGAACGTGTCGGAGAGGAACTGTCCGGCTTGCATGATATCACTCATGCCGGCATCTATCTCAGCTAAGCCTTCTTTTAGTCTCTTTGTATCATCCCCGGCTGAGAACACCTTTTTAAGGCCGTTCGATACCTTGTTGAAAGACGTATCCATCTGATCGGCCTCCTTATTGACGTTGGCGATCTCGTCCTTTATGGCCTGTAACTTCTCCGGGGACTTGGAAAGGATATCAAATTGCTCCTTGGTCAGGCCGAACAAGCCTTTTCCGTCGGAACCGGTCTTGAACTCGCCCTCATTGATATAATCAAGCATGGCCTGCGCCTCCTTGGAGATAGACCGTATATCGACCACCGTCCTCTTGCTCATGTCGGAGAATAGCTTCGTGATGATGGACGTTTTCTTCTGGGCCTCGTCATCGACGGCAGCCAGCTCTTTCTTCATCTCTTCACCAAGGGACAGCTTCTCGCCCTCGGTAGTGGCCTTGGCCATCTTCTCGTTATAAAGTTCTGTGATAGCCTGACGCTTTTCAAAATATGAGCCATATTCTTTCAGGTACTCGTTCATGGCACGTTTCTCTTCCTCCAGTTGTTCCTTATTTACATTAGAGGTCGATCGCTCCCGTTTGACATATGAGTTCACCAAGGCTGTATGAATCTCCACGGTCTGTTCTTTAGTCAGTTTGCCGCCTTGAGCGTCTTTCCACTCTTTTTCCTTGGTAAGTATGGCGGCGATCTCATTGTCATAGTCTAGGTTTATCTGGGCGATCTTCTTATCGGAACCTTCCTTCATCAAGTCAATCTCAGATTGCTGATTTTGACGACGAAGAGCCAAAAGTTCATCCTGTATCTTTTGTTGAAGTTTCTTGCGCAACTTCAATGCTTTTTCATCTTCACTTACAACTGTTTTTGTTTCTGTTGTCGATACTGCTTCTTCTACATTTTCATTTAAACCCTTAATCCTGGAAATAAAAGGAGCATATTGTTTTTCTATCATAGAAACAGCTTGCTCCGTATTGAAAACGCTCTTCACGTAATCTTCCATTGAAGAAGCGAAGTCGTTCCCCAATTTTACTTTGCCGGTATATTTGCGCTGAATATTGAAATAAGCCTGCTGCCATGCTTTTTCCCAAGTTGAACCGGCTTTCTGGAACTCATCGGTCGTTTGCTTGATTTCATCCACAATAGAATCTACCAACCCGACATTCTTAACCCTACTTGTTAAGGATTTACGAATCTCGGATACTGCCGAAACCTGTTCTTTCAGACCGGAAGTTACAATTTCATCCGTTGCCGAATTTTTTATTTTCAATGCGATCTGTTCCTTTATGGAAGTATTGATTATTGAATAAGCTTCGTTTATCTCTTCCAGACTGCTCTTTTCGGTCAAGAGCTTCGGAAGATATTGGCCATACTGGTCATTTACCGCTTTTATCATCTTCTTCCGTTCTTCAGTTCCGGAGTTTGTACGTTTCAATGCTTCAAACAAACTATTTAAAGAACGTTCCTCTTTGGCGGCTTCTACCGTAAATTCGCTAAACGTCTTATTCAGTTTCTCTTGTTGCTTCTGAGCGTTTGTCTGATAAGTCCATAGTTTATACAACGCACCGCCAAGCGCCGCGACTGCCGCAGCCATTAACGCATAAGGATTTTTTAGTAAAGAAGCCGTCAACGCATCCGTTTTCCCCTTCAATACAGCAAGAAGAGCTTGCATTTTTGTCATACCTTGCATGTGAGCCAAAGAGGACTGGTAACGTAGATTCTCTGCAACCATTGCCGCAATAACAGAAACCTTGTATGCCCCCCACGCTGCGGCTGAAACTTCTAACAAAGATTTCAATGTCGTAAGAGAACGTTCCAAATCTCCACTCTCAAAAGCCTCATTAAAAGATTTAGCTATACCAGATACCTCTTTCAATATCATTTCCCCCATCGGACGCAAAGCCGCCTGGATATTATTCGACAGAAGCGTCATTTGATTACCTACTTCGTCCTTCATCTTCTCAAACGCGGCTTCCGTAGCCCCTAAAGAGCTTTGCAACTCTTCAAGATCACTCGCCGCCGACTTAGCATTCTTTCCGGTCAATGCCAATGTAGCGGCCAACCCTTCATCCGTACCGAGCATTTCCTTCATCTTGGAAGCGGAACCGCCGGCCTTCTCGTTAATCAACTGCAATGACTCTTGGAAAGTACGGCCTTGGAATGCAGCATCTCCAAGTTCTCCGGCTACGCCTTGGATAGCCGCCCGGATCTGCGTCATTGCCTGAGCTGTCGGCGTTCCTTGCTTGGTTAAGGATGCAACCGCACCCAACACTTGATCGATGCTAATTCCGTATGCAGCAGCAATAGGCGCAACCTGAGCTATGGAGGCTCCCAATTCGCCAAATGTAGTCTTACCCAATCGGACAGTTGTAAAAAGCTGATCCGAGACTGTATCGGCCTCCTCCGCTGACATCTTATAAGCGTTCAGGATTGTCGTAATGGCATCGGCGGCCGTTTCCGTTTCCGTAAGTCCTCCCACGGCAGCTTTAGCCGAAACTTCTAGGATCTTCATACCATCCGCCCCGTCATGTCCGGCGGAGACAATGCTATATAACGCCTTGGCGGCCTCCGGAGCCTTGATCGGTATCTCTTGGGTTATGGACATGACCTGATTCATGAAACCGGTCATATCATCCGTTACCTGCGTGGAAATGGTCGCTACTTCCAGCATGTTTTTCCGGAACTCCTTCTCGAAGTCGTATGAGCTCTTCGCGGCCTTGGCGAACGCCGTCGCCGCACTGATACCGATACCTCCGAATACGTCAAAAGACGTGATCTCACCGGCCAAGGTCTTGATAATCCCTAGTGCTTCACGCTTTCCTTCATACAAGCCGGAGTTATCGATGCCGGTTACCATGTACAGACTACCCTCCCTATTTCTGATTCCCATAATGCGTTTATGGTAAAATATAGGATAGCCTTTCATGTGAGACTGTCAACCGTTAAAAATTCACTTATAAGTTATCTTTTTCGACATTTTCTTTTGCCTTGTCGCTTTTTCTTCGTTCTTTTGTAAAAAGAAAAATTATCGTGGAATTCGAGATTATCAAGATAAAGCAACTGTCAGGCAAAAAGGCTCAGATATATTCTGTTATTCTCGGTCAAGAGGATCAGAGCGTTTTTGAACAATTTCTTCAGAACAACTATTCTGAATACCCAACCGAAATAGAAGATATCGTATCTAAATTGAAAATTATGGCTACAAAAACGGGGGCAGCCGAACACTTTTTCAAGCTAAATGAAGGGAAACCGGGAGATGGTGTTTGCGCTCTATTTGATAGTCCTGACAAAAAATTAAGAATCTATTGTATTCGATTTGCTAACGTTGCTATCATTGTTGGAGGTGGAGGATATAAGCCCAAAAACATTAGAGCTTATCAAGAAAGTTCTTCCTTAAAAAAAGAAGCTGAAACAGTGGTTCGAATATCCAGAATCATATCAGAAGCCATCAAAAACAAGGATATACATCTCGATGATAACGGTTTTTTCTTAGGTAATTTAAAATTGAAGGAGGAATAAATATGAACAATACATCTATTTTGGATACAGTACTTGGCAATATAGACACGAAAAGAGCCAAGAACATGGAAAGACGTATGATGCTTGCTGTAAAAATTGCAGAAGGTATCAAAAGGAAAGGTCTATCCCAAAAGGAATTTGCCGAGAAAATGTGTAAACGTCCCTCTGAGATATCCAAATGGTTAAGAGGAGACCACAACTTTACAACCAGCACTCTTTTTGATATTGAAGATGTTTTGAATATCCATCTTATAGATACCAACGAATATTCTCATGCAGCTTGTCCGGCCTCGATATAATAAAAAAATGAATGGAACAACCCCTGCGGGAGTAACAATGATTAATGCACACGGTATCCTCCTTTTCGTAGGAGGGAAGGAATATTATCTATCGTATGACAGATACCCTTGGTTCAGAAATGCAAAAGTATCGGATGTATTGGACGTGACCATGCCAGACGAGGATTCGTTGCGTTGGGACGCAATTGATGTGGATCTTGAGATTGACAGCATAATCCATCCGGAGCGTTACCCAATTACTTTTCGCTAGAAGACACCGCTCTGGTTATCGAGCAGACACTCTGAAGATCTTGACACATTTACAGAGAACAAAAACCGACCAGCCTCACGGTTCGTCGGTTTTTTTACAACCAAAATCACTATGACAAACGTTCTCTACGCAAAGTAATATATATCATACCGGGCTCATTCTTCGAACCCTTTTCTTTTTTCCCGTATCGAAATCGATTACCTCGACCCACTCGCCATGATTATCCCCGGATTCATCATCGTCCATGAGCAGTGATTTGTTCCGGTCGTTCACCAAATAACCATGTTCCCGTAGCATGGACATGACAAGCGCCAGATCGCTGTCCAATGTCCGCTCATGCGTATACCCGAACGCCTCGTTACATAGTACAAGGAACATGAAGCTACTTTGCGTCACCGGCTCCGACCTACCCAAGTCTCGTTGTTTTCTTGAAGGGCTATTATCTCCTCTTCGCTTAACGGGCTCACAGCTTCCAAAGCTATGATAGTACGAGAAAAAGGGTTACAACCCAGACGAAAGAGAATAGCGTTCAAAAGGATATACAGGTCTTCCCATGTACAATTATCCTTCAGTACCTCCCGGAACCAAGCGGGCATGTCCCCTTTCTTGTTATGGATACCCAAACATACGATCTCAAAGATCAACTCGTCATATTTCGCCATCAACTCCGACAGTACACTATCAAACGTAACATCCTTATGAGCCACGATAGCATCCTTGTCCGCCTTGTCAATCCGCAAGAGTAACGGCCGTATCCTAAACCCGGTCCTTACCGTGATCGGGGTGATAACGATACTATCACCAACGTTCTTACCCGCCGGGATCGTCTCCGGCTTGAACTCGAAAGGAATCACGACTGACCGACTTGTCACCACGTCGCTCTCAATCTGTAGTGCTCGCTTTACGCTCATAGTCTTTTAATCGATTTTGTAATTTCTCAACCTCCTGCCAAATAGCTTCACTAATATCATCACCAGAAGAAACACAGGCTATTTCCTTATTGGGATAAATCAATTTTAGATATAAGTTTTTAAGAAAATATGAATAACCATCAATCGAACACTGCATTTTAGCAATCTCTCTAATTCCTTCCGCATTCATAATCATTTTCCTCTAAAATATAAGAGCCCCGGCAAAAACCGAGGCTCTAGACAACCTAAACAAAAAACATCATTCCGTGTCTTCCGACACGGCCTTCACCGCCCTGCTATACGGGGACGCTTGTTTGCCGGCCGCCGATACCGGTGTCATGATCGTGGCCTTTACCAATAAGAGATCGCAATTCTCCTTATCCGGGGCTTGGCTGATCTTCCCGAACACAGAGCACTTGACAAAGACATATTCCGTGAACTTACCTTGGTACGGTAGGCTCTGTAGCCTGATCGTCTTCAATATCGAGGGCGTAGACAAGGGAGCCTCCCATTTATCACCGGAAACGGTTCCCCCGCAAAACATTTTCATCTCGTCGCTCGTGGGAGAAGGGATAGTGAACTCTATACTGGAAGGATCTCCTTTCCGACTCACCACCGCCCAAGGGTCCTCATGTCCCATGGACGTAAAACTAAGCTCCTTGGCGTCCGAGAAATTGAACGTCACCGTATCCACGTCAACGCATTGGGTGAACTCGGTACCGGCCACGCCATCCCCGGGTTCCGCAACTCCTAAATACGCCACATCCAGCGCTAAACTTCTTTCCATATCACTAATCTAATTCTGTTATAACCTCTAATCTAATATTCGTACAATCGAAGCCATCCTTGGCCTCGCCCATAGGCTCAGACCAGACGATCCGAGATTTCCAATACATCCCCAACGGCGGCTTGATATCCCGCAACACGAACCTCACGCCCCGTACGGTCTCTATCATCAACTGTCGATCCGATACGCCTTTCGAGGGTCTCTTGACGAAGATATTGATATTTATCGATCCCTTGTTGACATAATCTTTCCCATTCAAGGCCAGAGAGCGGATCGTGATATGATTTCTTTTCTCGCCATCGCCGGATTGATCCTTATACAGGATAAAGCCCGTACTCGCCGGCTCAACCGCATTATATACGATATCCACTATATCAAACTGATCTGCCATGTTCAATATCCTTTCTCAGCGAGTTTATCAAATAACGTTCGACTCTGTTTCTTGATCCAATCCTCGGCATGTTCCGTGGCAACGGAGATAACATCCAGATTTTCGATTGCTTCCACATACTTGGCATAAGGCATAGCGGCTACACCAATCAATACCCAGCCATTCTTATAAAGGGGTAATAATTCTGATACGAGCCTTTTAGCCTCTCTCAATCCCGTATGTTTATCGGTACCTTTCTCATCTGACAACTCGTAGTTCTCGGTCAATATATCGCCATCCTTAATGATCACATAGCCGATTGAACTACGAAGATTGCCGGTATGATTCTGATAGTTCCCTTTTTTTCGAGCGATCTTCACGAACTCTTCCCCGGCACGTTGCAATAACTTGTATATCCGCTCTTCCGCCCGATCCACATAGTAATCGAACCAACGCCCTACTTCCCTATCACTCCACATTGGAGTCAAACCACCTTTCCTTGCCATAAGCTACACATAGATTACAGAGTGAGTCTGAAACGGTTCCCAGCTAATGATATCCACATCGAGAGCGATACTATCAATCCGGATATGCTTCGCGTTTTCCACAGGACGGGCTTTGGTCGAAAACTCACCATGCACGATGAACTCTCTTCCATCGACGTTCCGCTTCAACTGCTGTCCACTATTGGACGGGTAGTATTGCCCAGTGACCTCTATTTCCGTCGGTTTACCGGCAACCCATTCCCCTTTGGCTAATTGGCAGGATTGAATCGTCACTATCGCTGTATGTGAATATCGCTTTACCATCTGTTTCTCGCCCTTCCTTTGGGTACCTCGATCTTATTGCCTATCAATTCCGCTTTCTCCGGTTCTCCTCCCTCCCGGTATAGTCGTTTCGCCGTAGCATCATACCATGCACGGGGATACGTGATGGAGAGCTTGTTTTCCGTGAAATCCGGCAGACCGCCGACCATGGAATAAAGGTCGGCGGCCACCAGCTTTTGTTTTTGGATATCGATCGTCTTACTATCTTCTGTACCTTCAAAACCGCGTCCCGGCAAAACGACGTTATCCAAAAAATCTTCACAGTCAGTGAGACCGGGATAAGCGAGTATCGTATCTCGAATCGTCTTAGCCATGATTGTTATTCTCCGTTTTCAGTATCCTGAATCGTTTGATCCTCCGGTTCGATGGTTTCACCCAAGAATGTCGCCGGGATATCATCCGTACCCTCGGTATCCTCGGAAGCGTTCCAATCCTTCCCATCCACTTTCATGATGAACATGGCATCCGGATCATTCACGACAGGAATAGCGTTCGCTTCCGCTTTCGTCCATTCCTTGAACGGTTCCAGCTCAGACCATTTGGTTACCAAGATCCAATCCTGCTTAACCATGAGAGCGATTTTCTGCAAGGTAGCAGAAGACTCGGCGGCGATCGGCCCATGCTGAATGTCACCCACCTTCAAATCCTCCAAGAAGCATACACGCTTACGCTCCCAAGGATTGATCGTCTTACGACGATGGGCACTATCCTCGATACGGACAGCCGGGTTCACGGTAATGATCTTCACCGGGATCTCCTGCTCGGCCAGATACTCGTTGATGAGATTCTTTGTCACCAATATCTTGGAGGACGAATTAACCCATGCCTTTAACGTGTCGAACGTAGATTTCTGTTTCTTCAGCAAAGAGAAATCAGCCACGTGCATTACAACGTAACGGATCGTCACCCCTTCGGCAGAAGCGGCCACAACCGTATCCTCAATATCCTGCAATCCATTGGCCGTTGTAGCGTTACTCCAGTCCGTAGTAGATTTACGCTGGTTCTTCTTCGGCATACCGCAACCGACAAACTCAGCCGTAACGACACCGCCATTGTTCTTTGCCGACAAATGGAAACCCGCACGGCTCATGAGCTGCATACACCACCATTCGAAACGGGCACGGACGGAGTTATACACGAAATCCTGATCCTTGAAACCCAGATTCAACAATGCCAACTGGTCCGCGTCACCTTGCGCGTCACGTTCCAATTGCTTGTACTCGTTGTAATCGCTCTCGTTCATGCCACGCTTGACGGCTGTCTTCGGGATATCGCCGGACAGCTTGCTGATCACCTCACGGGTCTTCTGCGGTGCGGAAGCGTCGAAAGAGATCACGTCTGCCATTACCGGAGCGCCTTTCTCTCCGGTCAGAGTCTCCCACTTCAACGAGGTTTTTCTTTTCACCCCGAAGAAGTTCGGGAAGACAACCGGTTTCACATGACGGGTATTCAAACGGGCCGCCATGTTCTTTTTATTCACTTGCTTAATTAAACTTCTTTCCATATATCTGATTTTAATGGATTACACAAAACGGATAAACGACATTAATGCCTTCAAGTCCTTATCTACCGGGAACGGCATACAGGATTCGTTTACCGTACCTCTTACCAATAACCCAGACTGCTGGTTGGCTACAGTCAAGTCGACTTTATTCATCGTGACAACCAATTCGCCATCATAAGGCAACTTGGCGGCTTTCGCAGCCTGTTTGTCTTTAGCCTGAACCAATACCTGACCTTTTGCAGCAGCACCGATAGTCGCTTCCAACGTGATCGTATCAAACTCCGCATTACTCTTATCAATAGCCGTGATCTTATCGGACGCGCCTGTCAAAGCTCCACCAATCGTCACGAAGTCACCCACACCAAACAGATGATTCTTGGACACCTTATAAGTAGTTTCATTGCCAGCATCGGAAGCCATCGCCGTCTTCAATACATGATACAGCCCCGTTTCCGGATCTTTCACCACGATCACGATCGGAGGAAGCTCGTCCAACGACTTGCCATTGAACAAAGCGTTCCGCAAATCCCGGCGGTCAATCGTCCCACCGCCGATCACATCCTCAATAATCTTTTCAATTCCGGGAGGATACTGGAATTCTCTTTCTCTTTTTCTGTACATAACGTTACACTTTTCTTGGATTATTCAATACCCAGGTTCACCACACCGGGATTATTCGCACTCTTGTCGGCATCCTGATCCATCAGCTTCGCCCAATCCGCCTCGGAACGCTCCGGAAGATTCACGGAACCGGGAGCGTAATCACCACGGGCCACGGCATCATCGATCGCCTTTTGCTGGATTCCGGTAAACTCTTCGGAAAGCGCCTTGATTTGATCCTCGATAGAGATTTCCGAAGCCAAATCCACACGTCCCAGCCAGTTATCCGGAAGACCAGCATCTTTCAACTGCTTACGGACTGTTTCTTTCTTAGCCTCGTTTGCCGAGTTGGTAATGGAATCGCCCACCTTCCTAGCCATATCATCGACGCTCTTCCTCATACTTTCCAGATAAGCTTTCAGTTCCGGGCTAAGATCCTTCAACAGTTCTTCTTCCGTTTTCTTGTTCTTATCCGGATCTTCTACCGGTTTACCATCCTTCAACCCATGCTTGGCTTCATAAGCGGCGACAGCGGCCGTTTCAGCCGTAGTCTTAGCTTCATTCTCCGCTTCTTGGATTGCCGGAAGAATATTATCCTTGAACAGGTCCACGAAAGCCTCCATCCCCTCGGCTTTCTCAATCTTGAACGTTTTCTGAATACGTTCCGCATACTTCTCCGGCACGCCTTTCGTCTTACATGCCGCCTTGATTAAATCTAAAATTGTCATAAGAGTTTTCTGTTTAAAATATAAGGGAGGAAAAGTTTTTTCTTGCAGGATTGAAAATAAGTGCTCATCTTTGTGGTGCTCTATAACACTCAGGCGGACAAAACCCGCCGAATATATTTCTTTTCGGTATAATTATGCTTTATCTTGAGATATTCTTAATATAAAGGATATACGGTTTCGTACCCCCGTGATATAGCTTAATGGCTATAACTGCCTGAGTGGTGTAGAGCAACGGGAAAGGCGGAACCGTTCTTATTTTCCGCTAAACAAAACAATGTTTCATTTTATGCTCAAACACTCAAACATTGATTTGTCGGGAAATAATAGTACCCAACAACCAACGGTCAAACCCTCCGAAATGGGCAAGTACTCCACTCCAGAACTGCAAGCCGCTTTCAATTCCGGTCGAGAGATAGGAAGAACCGAAGGAATGCTATGCTACATCAAGCACGCTTCCGAGAACATGCAAAAGGAGGCTGAGAAGTTAAATTCGAAACTACAGGCACAAAAAGCGAAAGTATAATAGAGATATTACGTGGCAATTGAGTAAACAATTTAGAGGGCATCGGGTGTATTCTGTAAACTGCCACTTTACTACAGAATCCCCGTTGCCCTCATTTTCTTTAATGAAGCAACCATTCAGCGAACTCCTCATGCTCCATCATAATCGGCGTAGCTATACAAATACAAAACGGGTGCCATCCTGTAAACTTGAAATCCTTCGGATATTGGCCAGCCTTGGCGTCACACACGGGACACGGACCGTGATTCGTCGGCGAACGTTCCACTTCTATACCGGTCACGAAGTCCATATTCTGCCAACGTTCATAATCGGCAGTTCGAAAAGCCTCGTTTGTTTTCGTTGCTGCTAGTCGAAGGGCGTTTTTATAAGATGAACGATAAATACCCTGCCCCGGATGATAATCTTTCATCGGCTGGGATGGGACCAATTTGCCATTCGCGTCCCTTACACGGCGGAAACGACGGTTGGGTTCGTTTAGTAATTGCCGTATATCTTGGCTGATCAACGCAGCCGGACGGCCGGAAGACAAACCCGAAGAAAGATAATACTCCAGATTATCCATAGCTCCGTCCGTTATATCCCAGACACGGGAGGATATGGTTTTACCAAATTCATCCTTACGTTTCAACAGGGTATTCAGCGCATCTGCACTTCTGGAAAACATCTTATCCTTCAACGTACTGGATATGGCCATATCCTTGATATAGCCCGTTACCAGTTCATCCGCTTTCCTATTGCCTAAATTCCAGACTTCGGTAGCCGTATTGGATATATTGCTTACGAGCTGCGTATGCAGGTCATCCAACAGACGTTCGATTTGCTTCTCTATGGTAGCGTTGCCTATCCATACACGGTCACCTCCATGATCCGACCATTTAGCCAAAAGAGGTCCTATCCTACGGACAAACTCGTCAAACGAATACTTTATGCTGCCTTGTTGCCGGAACAGACGTTGTAGGTACTGTCGCTCATGAAATGATAGTTCTTTCATTCTCCATATCCCATTGTTAAGCCGATCATATTATTGCGTTGCGCTGCTGTATCTTCCTCTTCCTCCATCAGCTTCATTTCTTCGTCCAAGTCTTCTGTTAGCGGAGAATGAGCCGTAACCGTGCGTTGGGCGTTGATCGGTTTACCTCCATTGGCAAGGGACAGAGTTTGCAATGTCTCGGACAGATCTTCCGGCAAAATGGAACCAAATTCCACATCGATCAGGTTGTTCACCAATTGAGGACGGTACTTGATGTTGGTAATATTGCATATCCCAGCCAACACGACCGACACGCAACGCTGAACCACCGGACCGAATGTTTCCATGTTCTCACTCGCCTTGATAGTTGCATCCATCAGCATGAATTTACGAGCGACACCGGACAGGTTGCCAATGCCTTTCAAGTTATCAAAAGAAAGATCCGGCGTAGATGTACCAGCAAATTGTTCGTTTTTCGTTTCTTCCAATTCTTTATCTACAGATGGCTGGGAGCCAGTCCATGTCAAATAATCGGCATCGCCATGATATTCCTTGCCGGATACTTCATCGACCTTAATGGGGAAATTAAGGTCTTTCCCGGTTGTTTCCTTAGAAGGTAAATCGGAATCGCCATACGTTTTCAAGATTGGTTCCGCAAAGTAGTCGTTAGTGTCGGCCATACGGGATAAACGCATTTCCCGCGCATCCATGATACCGGCAACCTCGTCCCATTCCGGTTGGAAAACATCTGCATACACGACCGGAATCTTTCCGAATAGATTGGGAACCTCTTTTATTACCCAGCCACCCATCTCATCGGTAGCTATTATAATCTTATCGGCTGTCCAGATAGTACAACTATTCCGGAGCATGCCATTAGAATTTATCTGGTAACGATGAATAAAAGCATCCAAATCGTCGTTATCATCAAAATGAGGATAAAACTCAGAAAAGGTATTTGCATTACGAGGAACAGAAAGCGTCTTAACCTTCAATTCCGTAATCAATTTGCCGTCTAATCCTTTGGAAGTATACGGATAGAATACAAGAGCAGCCTTACTTTCAGAAAGCACCTTACGGGCGAACGACTTCAAGACGGATTGCATTTTCAATCGGCGTTCCCATACACGTTTGAACTCTTGGAATCCGTCATTCTGTTCCGTTCCAGTAATTGTCATACTACCACCAAAAAGGAAAGCAACGGAGGTCCGCACTTCTTTCTTCGGGAAATTGGTAACGATACGGGCCACATCGACAATCTTATCTTCCAGTCGTAACGGCTCACCATTCTTATCTTTCAGTGTTTCCGAATAGACCGCCAGTCGTTTGGGTTCACGCCAACCGACTGAAGTCTTACGCCGACGACGTTCACCATGGTATTCTCTGTAATATTCTCTTGGTTCCCGGTATTCAATCGTATCGACACATAACGTACTGACTACCTGCCCAAAATCTTCATTTACAAGAATTTCGCTTATACTTGGCATAATTGTTTTATGCTAAAATATAAAAACGAAAAGCGCAATCACTTTATAATGACTGCGCTTAATGAATATCTACTTTTATCTATTATTCATCTTTATTTTCTTCTATTTTAAGCTCTTCACCTGTTAATGCAAAATAAAGGTTTTGAAGTTCATGGACATATTCTATCTGTTTACCTATAACTTGACGATAAACTCCATCATATTGTCTTTCATCCACAACTAAAACCAAAGGACGATAATCTTTCTTTGTTATCCCTAAACCTCCTATTCCACACTGAGTATGTTTTGAATAATATTGATCATCTATCAAATCAAAACCAAACTTTAGGAACCATTCATCTGTAAGTTTAATTGGATCGATCAAATGAATATCATAAGGGTTTTTATTCGTAGAAACACTTACTAAATAGCCGTTAATACAAAACACAGTACCTTCATTAGATTCTATACCTGAACTATTTTTAGGTTTAACCCAGTTCCCAATTCTAAGTTGATTAATTTCCATTTTCATAATACATCCATATAAAATTTTTCCTACAAAAATAGTCATTATCTCCCTCTTGCCACCTGCCGTACCCGATTATTTTTGCATAACCCGATGAACTCTACATTCTCGGCTAAGATCGTCACGCCGTCCGGTGCATCGTCATGCTTATTGCCACCTTCTTTCTTATATCCGGTAAGCGCTTTCATAAACCGGTCGTAGTCCGAACCTTTCTTATACTCGCCTTCTTCCAAGAAATAACAATGTTTCTTGATCCAACCTGATTTCAGCAAGATGCGGGTTTCCTTATTGGCAGTTGTCGGTTTCGCCTGAATGATACATTTCTCGTTCTTTGCCTTTACCGCCTTACGAACATTGAGAGCGAAGATACGGCCACCATTGTTACTCTCGATACGCATATTGTCGCAACGGGTATCAAGGATCAAGGAAACCAACTTCGGTTCGGTGATCTCGACATTATCTTTCGTAAACAGCACATCGGTAATGAAATACTTCGTACCGAATACTTTGGCAATAGGCGCACAGAAATCATCGTCTCCCTCATCGGCCACATCGGTAGCTCCAATAACACCGTCCGGTTGCTTGCCCTCAATATCAGCCAATTTAAATCGGTTAAGCTCCGATTTCGGGAACAACAACCCGATTGCCTCGATTGGATCTTGCATATACTCGGCACACCAAATGGAATCGTCCGTTTCCTCCCGTAGTTCATGGTAATACTCTGTCGTATGTACATCCTCGCAGAAAGAACAATAGTTCTCATCCAATGCGGCGATACGGATAATTTCGTCATATTTCCCCATTTCCTCCATACGGCCGAGAACGTCCGTAGCCGACCAGCGGGTACCGATGTCGATTGAGCAACAATTCCCTTCGATACGGGAATCATGCGTTCCCTGCTTCCACGACCAGACCTTTTCGTTATTGGTGTCAGATAGTGCATCCTCCAAACTCTTATACAAGTCGTCGGTCATAGCCAACATAGAAGCACCGAAGCCGATCACCGTACCGCCTACACCAGCCCCGAAGTAACTCACCTGCCGGGCAGCTTCCAAGCTCCAGCCATGCACGTTCTGTTTATCACCACGCAATTGTATATCTGGGAAGATTTCCTTAAACCGGGAAGAACGGACGATGTCGCGCGTGTCGTAAGACAGCTTGTTATACAGCGTATCGGAACAGCAGTTGCGCATGACCGACTCTTCCGGGAAGTGGCCAAGCATCCACGATATGAACAAAGACGAGATGTAAGATTTTCCCGCACGTGGAGGCATAGAAACAGCCAACCGGCGAATAACACCCGACACATACGATTCATATACACGAGTGAAAGCATCAGCCACCTTCTTCAAGAACAGACGCTTAGCGAAGAACTTGGGGTCATGATATAAACAGTAGGCCCAGAAATCATTCCGAGCCTCCCGCTTACGCAATATAGTAGCTGCCTTTGCTTGCCTGATTAATATGTCTCTTTTACTCCTTTTCGCCACGGATAATTGCTTCTAATTCTTCATCCGACATCGATTCCAATTCATCCCCCAGCTTAACAAGGTTCTCGACCTCTTTCTTATCACGCCACTTAGCCGGCTGCCGGTTCTTCAACCAAAAAATAGCGGCAGTCGTATCCGGAGGATAATGCTCGATATACTCTACTTTATCCGTAATCCGGCCCTCATTGGTAGCGAACTTCGTAGCCTTGGCATCGTAGCCAATCGCACGACTGTAAAGTCTCGAAGCTACATTAGCATCAGCGACAGCCTTTCCCTTTTTTAAGGACTCAAGAAATTGAGGGAACTTCTTCTTCCAACTATTAAGCGTTTGTTCTGAGACAGAGAAGAACTCAGCGATCTCTTTATCCGTTGCACCTAACAGACTAAGTTTTAGAGCCTGTTCCGCATACTCTTCTCTATATTCAGATTTACGCCCCCTACTTTTCTTTTTTACTTCATTCTTCTCTGTCATAATTAACCAAAACTAACGAATCGGGACAATTCTGCCCTCAATTCAGGTAAACTTCCATTATCAAAATAGAAAGAAGAACGCATTTTACCTTCTTTCTTTACACCACGCATCGACTTACACAAGTGTTCCCCTTCCAATACGATACCCATTGCTAAAGGCGGATATTCCGAACCTAACGCTTCTTGGAGCATCACGATGATATCTTTCGCTAATCGCTCTTGTACCTGTAACCGTGCCGCACAATAATCAACGACACGACCAACTTTCGATATGCCCAGTATCTTACCTTTGGGATTAGGAATATAAGCAAACCAATACTTCCCAAAGAAAGGCATCATATGATGTTCACACATTGAATAAAATCCACCTGAATCCGCGATAACACTATCACAAGAAAGGCCATCCACGCCATTTGGGAAGACCGTTATTTTAGGCACTTGTGACAGATCATATCCACGAAAGATCTCTCCCCACATTCTTATGATACGATCCGGCGTTCCCCTCAATCCCTCCCTGCAAGGATCCTCGCCTATAAAAGAAAGGATCGTTCTTATCGCACATTCAATATCTTGTGTGTTTGTAAGCTTAACTTCCATTTCGGATGCTCTTTAATATAGTTAATAACTTCCTTCGTATTCCGGCCGGAACAAGGCTGCAAATAATATACTCCCGCTGAATATTTATCATATTGCGACATATCCTGTCCGGTATAGACTACCTTCAGTTCATTAGGGTTGATCACGACTGTTTTACCGCCCTCTTTTGGGGAACACGTAATCCAGTCTATATTTACAGGTGGAACCAAAGTTCCATTTGTCTCAATCTGAACAAATCGGCCAGTGGCCTTGATCTTATCAACCAAATCATATGTAACCTGCATACAAGGCTCTCCGCCTGTCAATACGACATGCAAAGCCGGATAACGCCTTATTTCCGCAATAATCTCATCATCACTTAACATCTTGCCTTCTTTGTGTTCCGTATCACAGAACGGGCACCTCAAGTTACATCCAGAGAAGCGAACAAAAACAGCTGGCGTACCAGTAAAGTAGCCTTCACCTTGAATGCTGTAAAAAATTTCATTTATCTTCTTCATACCACGCTATATTATTCTCTGATTCCTGAACCATCACCTTAAAACATTGAGGTATCTGGTCACAGATCCACTTCGCTATATTTTCCGCTGTCGGATTAAACGATAATACCTCATTCAAGTTCTTATGATCTAGTTTCTCCTGGATCATTCGCTTGACATGGGCAAAGTCGACAACCATACCATCTGGATTCAACTGTTTAGACCTGCACCAAACGATTACGATCCAGTTATGCCCATGCAAGTTCTCACACTTACTCGCATAAGAGAGACTCAGACGATGAGACGCCGATATCTCTAGACGCTTCCTTACTGTATACATACGATTTTTATCGATAAAGAGTTAATACCTGTCTTATCTCTTCCTCCTCCCGTTTCCGGCCATACTCGCCAAATTCGATCAAAGGAAGTATTTCATGTTTCATATAAGATATATTCCTGCCGATTACATCCATGGAAAACGGATATCCGTTCAACGCAAAAGCAATAAATTTACGGAAACACGGTTTACAGTTCCAACATTCGTGCCCATCAACAGGAGCATAACAACTGAACGATGAACTAAACGCTTCACTAATATTACCTCCTTGAGCTATATATTGCTTCAACAACTCAGTCTTGGTATATGCTTTATAGTCCAAGTTTATCTTGATCGTTCGTTTTTCTGTCCAATGTTGTTTTTGGTAGAGATAGCCGAGTAAGTCCTCATACAACTCGGCAAATACAGGCGATTTATCAAGAACACGGTCACCGGCTGTCGCTCCCAAACAGATTTCATCGCCATAGTTCGTCGCAATACCGATCAAATACATATTCCTTAGAGGGATAATCTTATCTTCACGTTCCCACTTTGATAAATCCAATCTCTCAATGATGGTATCATCCGGAAGACGCTTCATTTCCTCTTTTGAATAACGGGTATTCATATCGACATAAAGCCTTATATCCGGTTTCCAGAGTTTGTCTATCAACCAACTATCCATACCTCCTGAATACAGAAGGACTTTCTTGTTATAAGTATCGTTCCGCATACCTTTGAAATTTTATCCACTCATTAAAATTGTGTCTATTCGATAAATCATGATTCTTAGCCCTCATCCCTTGGGGAGGATTACGATATATCATTTGCTTGCCATTGAAGAAATAAATCTGCCCAAATCTGGAACCGGACAACCAAGTCGTACTATCAACGCTATCAAACTTCAAAAAAGGAAGAAATATCGTATCTGTAAATCCAAGCCCATGAATACGGGTACCGACAGAGTGAGCTTGATCGATAAACCATTTTAATATCATGGGATTACCTCTTATCCGCCTACCCTCTTCCATCGCAGAGGTCGTACCGATCGCAACATAGGGATAATCTTCACACATCCGAATAAAATAATCCTTCCCCCGGCTTGCATGCCAAACAGGAATAGGCCGCCGCCCTGTACGATCTTCCAAATATTTACGGTAATACTCGACCTTCTCCAGCCCTACAACAACATCTATATCCAGCTCAAAGAAGCGTTGAATGTTATTTTTCAGAACAAAGTCAGCATATTTCTTGACATAGCCATCCCAATCAAAACTGTTATTCTTTCCGGAAAAGGCTGAAAACGCACCGCTATCAAGAATATGTTTCTCTTGACAGACATAACCACCATAATGTCCCGATTTATGCTCCCAAAAAGAACTTAAGAGATAGATATCTTTCGTGTCAAGGTTCCATCGTTTGGCACAAGGTTTATAACCGGCAAGATATAAGATCATAGCTCTATTTCCTTTCCGCAATGAGGGCAAACCATCGTCTTTCTCTTATTCTCTACTTTATCTGCTCCCTCAAAAAAACGATCCACATCCGTCGGCATATCATCAAATGGAAGCTCCAACTCCCAATCACCAAGTTCGTCAATACTGAAATCTTCAACTACGGCTGCAAAATCGAACATAGAAGTGTCCGATGTATGGTTATCAGCCAAAGCCAAAAGCTTTCTTTTTTCATCTTCTGTAGACAAATCCGTTCTCCTGATCGCTATCAGTTCATTCCCGTCAGACTCTACAACCCGAACCTTTAACCCAAGTTCCAAAGCCTGCTCATAAACGCCATTTCCGGCAATAATAACATCGTTCTTATCCAATAGAATAGAACGACCCGTTCCGCAGTCCTCCAGGCTCTTTTTAATAAGCCGTTTATTCTTATCTGTGTGGATGCGATAATTCCGAGGGTCATACTTCAATTCTGTCATAACTTTTATTCTAAAATATAACAGGGGTAATCAATTAACACAAATACAGTTGCAGTTCCCGGATAGCCTGTTCCACGCTCCGAACAATCACATACTTACTACCTGCCATTTCAACTTGGCGTTGGTATTCTTTTTGATCGGGAGATTGTTTTCCCGTCGATGTCTTGAACTCCAAACAAAGGGAAGCATACCCCTTCTTCGGTATCTGAAGGATCACATCAGCTACACCTCGTTTAACTCCTTGGCGCTTCATATTAGCCGCTTCTATTTTATGCCGGCTACCACCGTTCGGGACTGCAAAAAGGAGCCGATCCGGTAGGTTCGGGAAGAATAAAGGAACCTTATTGAAAAACTCCGACTGAATCCGAGCTTCTTCGTTGTCATGGTTTTGCTTTTGTTTTGGAGGGTTCTTTTTATCAGAGTAGCAATTATAACAGATATGGCCTTCTTCTGTATTGATCACAGAAACCGTTTCCCGGCCACAGGCTATACATTTTTGCGTTTTCATATCTTAGTTTCATATAAGATATAAAGGACAGAAAGAAAGCCCTCTGGATTACCAAGGGCTTTCTTAACTCACTTCTCCTCGGTTACGAACGCCTCAGGATGGAAACCTTTTATCAGAAGTTAGTATTTGAATTGTTATTTGTTTATATAAATATCTATCTTTGCAATTATCATTAAAACATTACAGTTATGGTTATTGCGTCTTTTGTTCTCTCTATTATTGCAGTATTAGTTACTGTATTTAATTGCTACATGCAGTATTTTTACAAAAAAGAGGAGATCTTGTTAACTATTTCAGATGCCAAGATCGAGAATAATCAACTCGGAGTTCTTCTACTATATACTAATACAGGGAATCAAGCAAATACAATTACAAATGTCTCTATCCAATTAGATACCAATGAAAATATTCATTTTGAACATCCCAACCATACAGTAAGGCTTCATTGGATACAATCCTTTACTCTTAAAGGAAAAGAACAAAAATGCTTAACCATTTATTATCCCTTACCTGATTTTGAAGGTATAAATATTTGTAACATTTCTATTAGAATTCTTACAGGTTACACCAATCATAAAGGGGAGTTGTACACAGATCATTTTACTATTGGACAGCTATACCAAAATAGTTTTGTTAAAAATGCCGTTGCAATTAAGCATGGAATTCATAAACTTTTGGGTTACAAAAATTTTGAAATATTACAATAACTCCTTATTATTTAATTTGTTCTCGCATATAGATAATCCAATTCAAATACCATTCACGGGATTTCTCTTTTGCTTTTTCTTCATACTCGATACCTTCATAGAATTCATCTTCTTTTGAAAAAGGATCATACTCAATAAATTCCTCGGTATTGCAGAACGGGCAAGGAATATCTCCCTCTCCGTATAAATTCCCGTTTTCGTCACATTTATCCAAATCCCATAGATATCCATTGATACAACGAGCATCTGGGTAAGATGCACAAAAAAATGGAAATTCAGGACATTGTTTATTTTGTTCACTCATGATTCGGTTCTTTTTAGTTATAAATCAGATAAATATTTTATCAAACTCTCTTTGTCTTTAAAAAGTCTTTTATCCCATTTAGGATAATTGTTTCTGGGTACACTAAGTCCATCTGACAGCTTATAAACCATAAGAAAACTATCATCAGTATAGGATATTTCGATAATTATTTCGCTTATAGTTGAATGGATAATGTTATCCCCGCTCAGATAGCAGACTCTATCTCCTACGTTAAATTCAGTATCTATATTCATACCTTCTTATTTTTTGTTATTCACAAAGTCCATAATAACTCATGCAACTCGTTGCTACATCATCATCGTCAAAAAGGGAACCGGTCAACCGCTTTCCTTGTATATAGCGAACAATATCGCCAATAAACGGATATGCGCCTTTGTAATATTTGGATGGAATCTTATCCGGCCCACAAAAACTACTATTTAGTTGTTGTTCAAGGCTTGCAATGTATTCAATCCTGTTAGGGTCTTGAACACTTATATTATACATATCTTGTTGCGAAGCCATTATGCATGGATAACATCCTACCCGTTTATAACCCATCCGATATAATGGATTAGGTTGCAATCCATTATCAAGAATATAGTCTATCACCTGTTGTGCTGACCAGTCGAATACAGGTCGCAGAAGATCATCGGAATGTTTTGATCTAAATCTCAACACGTCTTTACGCCTATAAGTATGGTATTTGTCTTTACCATTTTTGTCTTTTCCGTACGGTTGCACATAATACTTGAAATAGGTACATTGCTTTTGCATTTCTGCTCGTTTGGAACTTTCTGCGGCACGTATGCCCTGTATAATCAATATATCATCATTTACTTCATCTAGGATGTAATCAACCATCGGAATCGTTTTAAGTTCCGATGTACAGAACCGTCGTTGTGACGATGGCCAGCGAGATTTCTTTTTCACCAAGTCAACCATTCCATCAAACTTTTTTGATTTGATCGTAACAAGGTTCAAATCTAATAACCGACGTATCTCTTCGATATATTGGTAAGTCAACGGATGCTCCCAACCGGTATCGCAAAACACCGTGACAAAGTTTTTTGTCAGTTTGTTGCGAACCCAAAGCAGAGACGCAAGACTATCTTTTCCGCCACTGAATGTCACTAGCACTTTCATTTGTAGCCTCCCTTCCTCAATTGTTCAATAACAACTGGTACTACACGAGTAACAGCATAATAAGCATTATTCGTCAATTGGCGTTGCCATGCCGAAAAACGGGGTGACCAACGAAAACCGTTATGTTTGAGATTTGAAATAACGTCCGGTTGCGGCTTTGTGTCAAAAACTATCTGCACCCTGTTCTCGGAATAGTTTTTGATTACCCGGCCACCATCAAAAAGTATTTCCACATCTTTTTGGTTCTCTTTTTCTGCCTGTTTTGATATAGATTGATTTGCAAGTTCAGCGAGTTTCCAGAATTTATGGCGATTGGTAAAAATTGGTTTAACTCGACTTTCGTTTAAGGATCTGACATATTCAATCGCTTTGTTCATCAAATCGACCTTTCCGTTTCTTGCAATCGTTTCCAGCTTATTATATAAATTGGTTGGTAAAAAATGCTCATCGATCATTCTCTTTACACGCATCCACTCTTCCTCCGCTTTCTGATCTTCCGGTTTTGCCTCCTCTATCCTTCGAGCTATCGACTTGAGCGCTTTTTCTCTCCACGCTCTAAATTCATTGACAGCATTGTCATAGTAATTATTCATCTTCTCATTTCGTCTTGACGGAAAACGGGCTGGCCCTGTTATCATGGCGCTCATTATACGAGAATGCTTATTGAACAATATTTGAACCCATTCTTTGTACTTAGCTATATATCGCTCTCTTTCTTTTTCCGGCATTGTTTTTATATCATCATTGAGCTCTTCTTCGTACATGCGTATGTGATACGATCCACGTTCCTCCGGACTGAAACTTGTAGCATAAAAAGCATCGCAAGCGCATTTCCAAAACTCCTCAAGGTTTACCTCATATTTCCACTCTACAACCGACCAAAGACCTAAGTCTTTGTCATTAATAACAACCGCCTCATTATCGGAAATACGGACTGCAGTATGCACATAGTCGCAACGCATTAAATTATCACTCAACTTTTTACCTCTCCAGTTAAAAAGCCATTCACCCTGTTCTGGTTTCGCTATATTCACCACTTTTAATGCACGGTGACAGTTCTTTTTTGACAGCAGAATCTGTTCGACATTGCCTGCCAGTATTTTATTTTCTTGCATTATAGTTCCTTGTTTTTTAATATTTACACCTTGTATTTACGTTCAAAATCATACTTTTTGAAATCATGTTCGGCTGCCTCTAATAAGGAAGAAGTTCGCTCACCTCGTGAATCCTTAAACCGCTCTGCCTCTTGGATACTCGTATCGCTGGCCGTTGTCATTCGGTCATTGGTATATTGATTTAACCACTCAAAGATGACCTGCCCGTCGATCCGGTCAAAGACCTTACCGTAATACCCTTTCTTCGCCCGAGTAAAACATAGCTTGAAATCATCTGGCTTCAGAAAATAAAACTCCTCAATAATCAAGTCTGCCGTAGACGCAACCTGAACGGCTCCCATCGTTTTGCCGACATTGAAAAAGTCTAACAGATCATTCAACACTTTAACCATGAATGCACGCAAATGCTGCTCTCCGAACTTTTTATTTATCACGGCGATAGAACACGAAGGACTATCGAACACATCATTTACTGTTTTCGGATGCAGACTGTTGTAATATGGCATCGGCAAGGTTCCCAAGATGCTCACGCTCGCGTCTTTTGTTCTCGGCATCAGTTCCGGAGGAAGCACGCCGGTTGTCGGGTCTATGCTGGCCAAAAGCTGTATTGCTTGTTGTTTGTCCATTTTTCTTTGCTATTGCTTGTGATACAATTTCATTAAATTTTGAATTAATATTCGTCACACTAAAGTTTTCCAGTATCCATCCGTCAGTGATTGAATCCAACAAGTACTTCAAAGCGTTTAATACGCCTTGATCGTCAGTCGGTAAACTCTTCTTCTCCCGTTGAAATTTCAATTTCTTGAGCAAAGAAGACATATTTCCCGCATCTTTTGCGCTCCAATAATAGCTGGACGAAAAAATAGCCTGATAGTGTTCCTCAAAAAGTTTCCTTGCTTCCGAGTTCAACGGATTAGGACGCTTTTTTGGTTTGGATGGTGGTTTGTCCGATTGTGCATCCAGTTCCGCCTCTCGTTTCTTCAACTCTTCTTCCAAAGCACACAAAGCCTTTTCCTTTTCCAAAAGCTCTTTTTCTTTTGCTTTGTCAACCCCCTTAGGGGGTGTGGGGGGTATATTATCTAAGTCTATAGTCTTATATTCTTTAGTCTTATATAATATGCTTGGGTCTTTGCTAAGATTTTTACTTAAGTCTTTGCTAAACCTTTTGCTAAAGGTTTTACTAAACTGTTTACTTAAATCATTTAAGTAATAAACGGGAGATTTTTCATTCCTTTTTCCTGACTCAAACATCAATAAACCTTTGCTCTGTAATCTATTCCTGCAATCGATTAAGGTAGGTTCAGATATACCGATCGATAGGATGATTCTCCTGTTGGGACATTCAAACGGATTTTCCCAACCCCGAATATTGCACTCACTTAACAAGAAGAAGTATAAGTACGCCTCGTTCGA